ACGCAGGCGACTATATTGAATTAATGTGGGAAGTTGATGATACTTCCGTTCAGATATTGTATGAAGCCGCCACAGCCGTGCATCCGGCAACTCCGTCTGTAATTGTGACGGTGAGCGATAACATCAGTTCAATGGAGGTCTAACATGGCTGTTCTTACAAGGGTTTTGATTCCGGCTAAAACAGCCGAGGGAACGCAGACAACGCAATACACCGCGACAAACGTGACCACGATCATCGACAAGTTCACTGCGACCAATTACGACACGGTTGCGCGCACGATCAGCGTTAACCTTGTGGCTTTGTCTGGCAGCGCAGGAAATGATAACCTGATCGTCAAGACCAAAACGCTTCAGCCGTCCGAGACTTATACCTTCCCCGAATTGGTCGGCCAGGTTCTTTCTAACGGCAATTTCATCTCAACGATTGCCAGCACTGGCACGTCGATCAACATTCGCGCATCTGGCAGGGAGATCGCATAATGAAAAAGCCCATGATCATGATCGAAGGCTTTGCTGGTTTGCGTGAAAGTGAACCGTTCATCACTGCCGCGCAAAACAAAAAGAACACGCAAGTCGTGATTGACGATTGGATGCTTGGCCCTGAAAAGCCCAGCAACGAGCGCGGTGCAAACCCTGAATATTGGCGTGCGCTTGGCAAAGCCATGCAGTGCGATGAGACTGAGGCCCGTCGCCGCCGCTGCTCCAATTGCGAGTATTACGACAACTCAACCATGACGCAGGCCAAGATGGAGCGCATCCCCTGGAACCAATGGGACGTTGAGGCTGGCTTCCGTGGCTATTGCCATAAGTTTGAATTCATCTGCCACGATCTTCGCTCTTGTCAAGCGTGGGAAGAGCGAGAATTTGAATTCGAAGATTGACTGTGTTATGGTTCAGCCACCGAGCGTTATTGAGCAGCCGGTAGCTCACCTTCAGGGGTTTTGAATGACGCTAGACGGCTCTCCTAAATACTGGCTTCGGCGGAACTTCTCGGAGGCACTTTGCCTTTCGGATGAAGCCGTTGATTGGCTGATTGCGCTTTGGGAAGTTATCCAGTTATTCGACGATATTGCTGATGGCGATGTAATAGACCGCGATGATCTTGACGCTTCAATTTGGAACGCGCTGGTGGGAATGCCGTCCAATGGCTTCTATCAAAGAAACGCGCACGTCCTTATCCCGCTGATGAGCGTTGCCGTTCTCAAATGGAAAGCCTCGGATGAGGTGGAGCGCGATGGTCAAGCCTGTGCCACAAGCTTCGTCTGGCGCGCTGGCTATTATGATTTAGTTCTTGCCGCCGTGCAGATCGAGCATGGTTCGCAATTAGCTATGGATATTGGCCCTGTAGTTTTGAAGCTATATGGCGAAAGCCTCGAAGATTATATGAAGGAAATGTCTGATGCCTGATCCAGTTACCGGCATAGGTGCGGCTGTTAGCGTTGGTGGCGCTGTCCTTAAGGGTAAAGCTGCCAAGAAGGCTGGCCAGCAGCAGGTAGAGTCCGAAATGGCGGCCATCGCAGAACAACGTGCGGCACGCGAAGAAACGCGCCGTTTGCTTGAGCCTTATGTTGCGGCCGGTACGCCTGCACTGCAACAGCAGATGGCTGCGCTCGGGCTATCAGGCGCTGAAGCTCAGGCCGCTTATGTTGCACAGCAAGAGCAAAGCCCGATCTTTCAGGCGCTGGCCCGACAGGGTGAAGAGGCCATGCTTCAACAGGCTTCGGCAACAGGTGGATTGCGCGGGGGCAATGTCCAAGGCGCATTGGCTCAGTTTCGTCCCAGCCTTCTCAATCAATTTCTTTCGCAGCAATATGAGCGCCTTGGTGGTTTGACTCAGGTGGGCCAGACTTCCGCTGCTGGCGTCGGCTCTGCCGGAATGCAAACTGCGCAGAACATAGGCCAGAACCTTCAGAATGTTGGCGCGCAACGTGCTGGTGCTTCGCTTGCTCAGGGCCAGATGTTTGGCGATATTCTAGGGACATTTGGTGGCGTTGCTAAGGGGCTTTTCTAATGGTTCAGCCGGTTAACTATGCACAGCTTGCCGGTGGCTTTCAGGCCCCGCAGGAGGCATTTCTAAACACCATCAAGTTGCGCGAAGCTTATTTGCAGCAGCAGAAGGCGGCAGAAGATGCTCGTTTAGCCAAGGAAAAAGCCATCCAGATGGAGGCTGCACTTAAGGACTTCACGACTGCGCCAACACCGCAGAAGCTTGCCGACTTGCATCTCAATTATCCCGCACTGAAGGAAAGCCTGAACGCCTACACGCAAACGCTTTCGGACGCAGATAAGAAAACCACCACTGAGTTTGCCACACAGGCATTTGGCCTAAATCGTTCCGGCAAGCCAGAAGCTGTTTTAAGCCTTTTTGATCGTTATATTTCTGGCGCTGAAGCTAGTGGTCGAACAGACATAGTGCGCGTAATGAAGGACGCCAAAGAGACGTTTTCAGCGATAGACAATCAAGATGCTCGTGAAGCATTAATCGGCTCGGTTCTTGCTGGAACAGGCAAGGATGGGTTAGATCTTTATAAAAATATTTGGGCTTCAAATCTCGATCTAGATACGTCGGTAATCAAAAACATCGTGGCGCTGGGATACAAGCCTGGCACACCTGAGTTTCAGGCTGAATTGCGTAAGCAGATGGACAAGATCACAATCACGCGTCCAGATGGAACTTTCATTCAGGGAACGCCTGATGAAATCCGTGATGTTCTTGGTCAAAGTGGTGGTAGGGTATTGCCTCGCGTTACCTCTCAGGCTGAGGCTAGTAGACTTGCTCCTGGCACTGAGTTTATTGGGCCAGATGGCAGAGTGTATCGTGTGCCAGCCAAGGGAGGTCAGACGGCAACCCCGTCTGGCACCTTTCAAGGGCAGTAACATTAACCCGATAGCCGATCTTGGCAGGCTAGGCTTTGCACCGACAAGCGGATTCAGAACGCAGCGCCATCAAGCCGCATTGGTCGCTCAAGGGCTGACTAAGACTAAAGGTGGATCGCATCCAATGGGCGACGCTTTGGACTTCATGCCGCCGAAGGGAATGTCTACGCAAGAGGCTATTGCCACTGTTCGCAGGATGTATCCTGGCGTTAAGGCTATCCCTAGCAATAAGGGCGCAATTCATGTAACCTTCCCCGGATGGGGTAAGGCTCCTGACGTAAGCGGTTCTGTCCGCAGATATGGGGATTAAGATGGCCCAGAATACAGACTGGCTAAACGAATTTGAACGTGTTGATGCTCCCATAAACAATGCGGGGCCATTAGTTGTTCCTGGCGCTCCTCCAAAGCCGGAAAAGCCTGAAAAGCCCGAAGAAACTTTCCGTTTTGCGACTGAAGCTGAAAAAATTGCCGAAGGTCTTGATCCTAATCGTGCATATCAAATCAGCGCAACCAGCGGGAAATTCATTGACGTTGCCGGTCAGCCAACTGCCAAGCCTGTAATTGAGCAAGATACTAACCGCATACCTCAGATTAGCACTGGCCTGTCTGCGGTTAAGGATTTGCAATCTCTTTCTAACAGGTTTTTGTCTGTTGGGCGTCAGGCTGGAAATATTGCTGAAACCCCGCTTTTGGGTTCACTGCTTGGGCAGAATAGGGCTGATCTTGAGGGGTCTCTTGAGATCCTAAAGGGTATCATTATTCAGGATCAGCTTGCTCGCCTCGCCAAAATCAATCCGGCAGGTATATCTAGCCTTGCAAATACGCCCAGCGAGCAGGAGAGGTTTGTTTCGTCTATTGCAAACCTCGATCCCAATCAAAGCCCAGAGCAATTCGCTATTGGTCTGAAACGCGCCGAAGATTATCTGAACCGACAGTTGAAAGAGGCTGGCGGAGAAATGCCAGCGCCTCAAGCGGGTGACAAAGCGTCTCAGCTTCAAGAAGCTTTTAATAGGGGCGCTACCCTTGAAGAGTTGAACACGATTGCTGGAACGCTTGGTATCACACCAAATCAGGCGGATCTTGTGGAAGCAATTAGATTCCGCGATGCCGGAGGTGTTGGTGCGCGCATTTTGCCGCCTGAAGCTGGTGCAGCACCCGAAGAGACTGGCTTCTTCGAAGGTATTATCGAAACCGTCACTGGTTCAGGGCGTAGTACGCCAGAGATCGAAGCTTTGCCGGAATGGACAACAATGCCGGAATTGAACGAGCTTTCCGTTGCAGGCGCACGCACTGGCATCGGCACGATGTTCACCAGCCCCGAAGAGTCGGTCAAGATCATTCAGGCTAATTATCCTGGCGTTCAAGTGCGTCAGGATTCCAAGGGCAACTATATTCTGCGCTCACAAGATGGGCGTGAATATGGCATTAAGCCCGGCTTCCGCTGGAGCGATGTTCCCCGCGCAATAGGCGGCATCCTTGCGTTCACACCCGCTGGTCGTGCGACCACTATTGCTGGTGCTGCTGGCGGTGCTGCTTTGACGCAGACTGGCATCGAAGCAATACAGACTGGTGCTGGTGGAACGTTCGACACTGGTGAGATTGCAATTGCTGGCGGCGGAGGTGCTGCCGGTAAGGTTATCGAACAGGCATTGCCTGTCGTTGTGTCTGCTGTTCGTGGTATGCGTGGCGGCCCCGCTGCTGCCCTGCCTGAAACCATTCCCGCTGGAGCAGCACCTGAAGCGCCTCCTGCGATGGCAATGCCTTCGCCTGTCGCTCCAGTCGCTCCGGTTGTGACTCCTGCTGCTACACCTGAAGCCGCTGCTGAACTTGGCACAATCATTCGCCAAGCATCTGGAGTAGACGCAAAGGCTAAAGGCGCTCAGATTAAACTTTCCGAAATGGCGCAGATCAATCCTGAAGCAAGGGCTGCTGCTGAACGTCTTGGTATTGATGTTCCCGCTGACGTGTTTTCGGACAACCCGCAGGTTCGCGCCGCCGTTGGCTTAACCCGCTCTCTCGCTGGAAGTGAAGCTGAAGCAGCTTGGCGCAATTCGGTATCGGCAGCGGTTGATCAGGCTGACAACATTCTGCGCGAATTTGACGCTCAGTTTATTGAGGGCGCAATTGCTCCTGGTGTTGTATCGCAGCGGGTTAAGGATAGCCTCACTGGAACCCGTGCTTCGCTCAACAAAGAAGCAAGCGACATTTACAAGCAGGTCGATGCTGCCGTCCCGAAACAGACGCCTGTTCAAATGGATAATCTGTTCAGGGAACTGAACTTGATTGCTGGCGAAGTTGGCGAAAGTGGAATGACCGCGCAGGAAAAGCGCCTGATGAGCCTTATCCAAAGTGGAGAGGCTGCTGGCGGTGACATTACATATGGCCGACTGATCCGTGAAAAGAATCTAATCGGTAAAGCGTTGAAGCGTGAAGAGTCGCCTTATGGTTCGCTGGATGAGGCAACGCTCAAGCGTTTGTATGGCGCACTTGCAACCGATCAATTGGACAATGTTGGTCGCGTTGCTGGCGAGGAAGTCCGTAGCCAATTGCGCGGCGCTAATCTGATTTATGCCAAAGAGCGCGCTCTAGGTGATCGCATCGTCAACGCTTTTGGTCGGGATCTTGAAGGCGGCATCGCAAATAAGATGCGTGCTGCAATTACTAGCGGCGCAAAGGGTGATGCAGGCGATTTTGTACGCTTGATGAAAACCGTTCCAGAAGATTTGCGGCGGGAGGTTGTTGCTACGGCTCTCGGCTCAGTATCTCGATCTGCACGCGGCGCTGAAAAGGGTGGATTCGGCTTTTCGGAATTTGCCGATCTTTATCCCAAGCTTCGCGCCAATCCGACTGTTTACAAGCAGATCGTGGATACCCTTGGGCCGAAAGCATCTGACACTCTCCGTGATTTGTATCAGGTATCAAAGCGTATAACCGAGGCCCGCGCCAACGTCCTAACCACTGGTAAGGCAAACCAGGCACTGGTTGAGTCGTTGAACGCTGAAGGCATTGTTTCCCGGATTATGGATAGCACTATGGCGAAGCGTGCCGTTGGTGCTGCTGCTGGCTTCGCTGGCCCTGTCGCTGGCGCTGTTATGCCTGATATTATGCAGGCAATGGCGAAGGGAAATCCTGACGCAATTCGTGCCGCTGGCAAGATGTTTAGCAGCCCTGAATTCCAAGTCTTGCTAACAGAAGCTGCAACGCAACCTAAAATTGCTGATCGGGCGATCAATCGCGTTGCAACGTCGGCACGCTTTCGTGACTTCGCTAAAACAATTGGCTTGGACATGAAGGACGCCAAGACATGGCTGCGATCAGCAACAGCTCCCGCAGCAGTTGCACAAGGTCAGCCAGCGCCTGTGGCAGAAACCAGCGGCGCACCTGTTGTGAGAATTCAGCAATGACCTTTCCAAACAACGCAACTTCAGATATACAGAGCGCGCAGGAGATCGTTTAATGTCGCTCACGCAAGTAACAGGCCCGTATCCGATCTTCACAGACCTTGACGGGTCTCCGTTGGATGACGGCTATCTATACATCGGTGATCAGAACGATGATCCTGAAACCAATCCGATTCAGGTCTATTGGGATAGTGCGCTCACCATTCCTGCCACGCAGCCGATCCGCACGAACAGCGGTTATGCTTGGCGCAATGGAACGCCAGGACTGCTTTACACCGCTGGCGCATTCTCGATCACTATCCGCAATAAACGCAACGAATTCGTTCTCTACAGCCCTGTAGGCTATGGCTTCGATCCTGCGGCTGTCTCTGCGTCCGTTGTAAAGAATGATTTCACTGGCGATGGTGTTGAGGTTGACTTTGCGCTTTCAGCAGCACCCTCGACCATTCTGGCTACCAACGTTTTCATTAACGGCGTGTATCAGGAAAAGGACAGCTACAGCATCCTTGGCAATGTCCTGACATTCTCCATTGCTCCTCCGCTGAATTCCAGCATCGAGGTAATGACGAACGAAACCGGTGTGATCAATTCTGGTAACGCCACAGCCATCTCATATACCCTGACGGCCCCTGGCGCTGTAGCGCAAACGGTTCAATCTAAATTGGATCAATACCTTTCGCTTAAAGATTTTGGTGCTGTAGGCGACGGAGTGACGGACGATGCAACTGCGTTTGCCGACGCGTGCGCTGCGGCCATGAGCGCTGGTGCGGCTCTTTTGATCCCTGCAGGAACTTATAATC